ACGACAATGGACTGATGATTGAATCGCATGTCGATCACCTAAATGAACGCAGAGATGGCGGTTTGTGGTTTAAGTCGCACGACGCAAAGTGGTTACTCTTAAAAGCAATTTTCCTCGACACCGGCGAACCAGTCGGAAAGAAGGTGACGCAATGACACACGCAGGATTTTGGGTTGATGGTGAATTTAGACTTCCTGGGTCATCGCATACAGATAAAGATGTAACTAAACAACAGGCTTGGCTTGATACCATAGGCTGTGATTCTTCCCAGGAAACTGAGGTAGCTACCGAAGTATCTCCTCCTTCGGAATCTATCCTAGATGAAGCTAAGAGGTTAGTGTGTGGAGATCGTCAGGCTAGTTATGGTCCACCAGATCAAGATTTCCGTAGAACTGCTGATATGATCAATGGGTTATTTAGAGATTATTTTAAAGAAGGTTGTGAATTTAAACCCAAGGATATTGCAGCTATTATGATTCTGATTAAGCTAAGTAGAAATAGACATCAGAATAAACGTGATAATCCTGTTGATATTGCAGGTTATGCCCATTGCATGAATGTTTGTATGGAATGTGAAAAAACGACCTGATACTAGGTATTGCGTACCTTTTTACAATTTTTTTAACCATAAGTTAGTTAGAACAAGTGTAGAAAGATTCCAGTCTCAGGTTGATTTAGCCTCCTAGTGCTACTTGCATTAGGGGGCTTTTTTTGTTTAGATTCTTAGTAGTGGTGACTTTCCCCCATTTTAAGGATCTATGATGTCTGATCAAAAGAGAACCCCAGTCGCTCCCTCTGTACCATCTTCTAGCAGTACAGACTTACTCACAAAGATCAAGGAATTAGAAGCTCGCTTAGCTTCTATAGAAGGTCGTCGTGAAGAAGAGATGATCTATTTCGCCGCTTACACTGGCTACCTTAAAGCATATACTGAGAGGTACGCCAATGTCGCTAATCGAAAAGACCTGATGATGGTCGGTATTAGTGATAGCCGTAAGTTTGCTCAAATGGCTGTTCAATCTTATCGGAATGGTTTATCCCAGGATGTAAGTGAGGAATAAAATGCCAACACCACCTCCCCAGGTTCCAAAGAGTAAAAATTATCTAGGTAACTATCTTCGTAAATTAAGGTTGAAACATGGTATTTCTATTAGGCATATTGCTGAAAAGCTTAGTGTTTCTTCTTCTTATATTTATGGTGTGGAAGATGGTAGGTACATTACAAGAGATAAAAAGCTAATAAAGTCTTGGGTCTACCATCTAACCAGTGGTAAAGAAAATCCAGAAGTAGCTTATAAGCTATCTATGATTACTTATCCAGAAATGTTTGTTAGAGTTAACAAAGTATCTATTGATGATCGATTGCGATTGTTAGCACTTATTCAAAACATTCATCTTAAAGGAATGCCAAAAGAAGTTGCTAAAGCAATTGATGAGTCTGTCATTAAACCAAATGGTGTTGTTATCAGACTCCGTAGCACTTGTTCGAATGTGCCTCAAATAGATAAACGACCCATAACAAGCAAGCCTCTGAAATTTGAAGATTTTGGAATGACATCCGATATGCACATCACAGATGAGGGTAGTCATGAGAATTGCAAGTTCATGGATTTCATGAATACTCCTGGTCATGAACCATTAGGAGAAAATTATTCAGGAGCATTCAATGGTCAATAGTATTCAAAAAGGTAAATCGGGGGAGCGTGAAGCTGGAAAGGCTATTGAAGAAGCATTAGAGCTTTTCCCAGGAAGTATACGCAGATCACAGCAATATTCTGGTAAAGGAGATTCTTCTGCTGATTTGATTGGATTACCAGGAGTGCATTTGGAAATAAAAAGAACTGAGAAATTCAAACTTTACCCATCTTTAGATCAAGCACATCGAGATGCAAAAAATGGCAATGTCCCTATCGTTGTCCATAGACAGAATAAGAAGGATTGGGTAGTGGTAATCAAATTAGAGGAACTTCCTAGATTGGTTACTGCTTTAAATTCAATAAGGAATCCCAATCATGGTACAAGGATCAAACGAACGCTTCGTAATCCGGCACAGCCCACCTAACAAGTTTAATAAGACTTGGTTCTTTTCAATTCAACAAGCGATGTTTGTACCATTTGAAGATGCAACCATATTTCGTTCTAAAGAAATTGCTAAAGCTTTTGCTAACGAATTTGGGGTTAAGTTGGATAAGAATACAGACATCCTTGATTTGAAAGATATTGATGATACCACTTCTGAATAAATACATTAAGAATAAACCATTTCCAAAACAACTTGGTTTTTTGATGTTACCTCACATGGAAGCTCTCTATGGTGGACAAGCTGGAGGTGGTAAGTCTGATATTCTACTATCTATCGCACTTCAGTATGTTCATATCCCTGGTTACGCAGCTATTGTATTTAGAAGAACTCTTACAGATTTAAAACAACCATCAGCACTTATTGATAGATCATTTAAATGGTTATCAGATACCGATGCTAAATGGCAGGGAGATGAACATTGCTGGTATTTTCCTACTACTAATCCAGATGGTAGACCAGGACATCCTGCTCGTCTTCAGTTTGGTTATATCGGTGAGAGTAATGCTTACACTCGTTACCAATCTGCTGAATATCAATGTGTAGCAAAAGGTACTGAAGTTTTAATGGGAGATGGTAGCTATAAAGCAATAGAGTTAATTAAAGTCAATGACTTGGTAATGACTTTATCTGGACCTAAACCAGTTACTCATACTTTTCCATCAATGAAAAAGGAATGTGTAAGAATTGGGAATCAAGTTCAAGGTGTTACTCATAAGGTTCTTACTTCAACTGGGCAATGGAGTCTCGTTTCTTCTTCACCCATTGAATGTTGTATTTTTCACAGATCTGATTTATTAAACTTAAAGACAAACCAAAATTCTTTAACATATCACGATATCCCCAATTTGAATCAGGTCCATATTTACGAACAATTTCAATCGCTTCAGGATCATCCACTGTTCGAGGACTTCTACGATAAATTAACAAATGACCAAATTTTCTTCGGAGAGTCATATGAGTTACCCCAAAATATTCTGCTATCTCCAAAGTTGTCTTTTTTCCAACAAATTCCAGAACATCCGTATCAGTCACATCATGTAACTTGCCTTGAAACATCTCTGGATGGTGATCGGTATGATGATTATACCTATCAGTTATCATCAAATTCTTTGGATTGTTATTCGTCTTATCATGATCAATATGATGCACAATTTCATCATCTTCTAAAAACCTACCAAGTTTCTTCTCCATCACTAGCCTGTGCTGAAGAACCCATCCATTCATTCTTGCTTTTGGATGCCACTTCGCGTTTTCAAATATATAACCACAAGAACCTTTTTTGGTACAACCACCCGTATAACTTATCCAGCCTTCATTCTTCAGAGGTCTTCCCATCGTTTGTCACTTATTATCCAGAGTATGTTGGAGAAAGAACTGTTTACGATATAACAGTTGCCGATGAAAATCACTTTATCACAAAAGAGGGATTAGTCAATCGAAATTGCATATTGTTTGACGAAGTCACTCAGCATGAAGAATCTAACTATACTTATATGTTTTCTCGTTTGAGAAAATTAGTATGTCCTAAGCATAGGTTAGATGATAAAGGAACTCCTATCTATGTAGATAATTGTGAATGGTGTCAACTTTATAAGTCATTACCTCTTCGGGTTCGAGGTGCTACAAACCCTGGAGGCATAGGACATGAATGGGTTCGTAATAGATTCAAGATCGAACCCCAAGATGGTCGAGATCCCTATACCATTCCAGAAGATGATACCACGGTAGTTTGGGTTGGTCGTCATCCTGATAAACCTTTCTTACAAGCTTCTTATCGTGATAATCCCTATATTGATCAGCAAGCTTATGCTAAAGCTCTAGAAGAATTAGCACCTGTTGAACGTGCCCGACTCAAGTATGGTAACTGGGCAGTTAACCCTGATAGTCGTTTTAAACGAGCATGGTCGCGTTATTACAGTGTTCGAGGAGATTACTTTGTTCTGGGAAAGAATGGGGTTGGTCGTCCTATAGATTGGAAATCTCTTCAAAAGATCTTTATCACAGTGGACCCTGCAGCTAGTCTTCGTTCTGGTATGGCGGAATTCACTAAAGGAAAAGACCCATCCTACACTGTTATATCGGTATGGGGATTAACTCAGGATTTTCATTTGTTGTGGCTTGATATGGATAGGTTCCAGGATGAGATTCCTGAAGTCGTAAAGCGTATCCAAATCATGTACAAAAAATGGAGACCTCAGTATGTAAAAATTGAAGCTAACGGTGCTGGTAGGGGTGTCTTCCAATACTGCCAAGTTTATGGATTAAATGTAAAACCTATTACGAAACAAGCAGATAAAGTTGTTAATAGTACTACTGCACAAGTAAAGATGGAACATGGACGAGTATGGTTTCCAGAACATGCTCATTGGCTTAAAGCAGCAGAAGACGAAGTATTTAATTGGACTGGAGATGGGAATCAGAAAGACGACATTGTGGATACTCTATCCGATGCTTGCAACGATATTTTATGGGAAGCAGGAGATGATAGAGACGGGACTTCTTCCCAGGAATATCAGGTATTTTCTGATGGACCACTCTACCTAAAGATGTGATTTGACAGATACGGCATAAATTTCTAGTTTCTTACCAGGAGGATACCAAATGGCTACTATTACGATTACTAAAGCAAACGTGCTTCCTACAGCTAACACAACTCGCAATACAGGTATTGCAGGTGAAGCTTTAGAAGCAGGTCAATTTATTTATGTAAAATCTTCTGATAACAAGTGGTACAAAGCAGACGCTACAACACTTGAGAAATCAGGAAATGCTAATGCTCAAAATCTTAGATTGGCTTTAGCTGATGCTGCAGCAAACCAGCCTATTGTTTTTGCTGAACCTGGATCTTTGGTATCTGTTGGTACAGTTCTAACTAAAGGTCTTTGGTATGTTCTTTCTGCAACTGGTGGAAAGATTGCTGATCATGGTGATTTAATTGCAGGTCAGTATTCAGTAAATATGGGGTATGCATTTACTACAAGCCAATTGTTTTTTAATCCATATCCGACTGGGATTACTTTGTAATGAATGATCATTTATTTACTTTTATTACAACTTGCTTCCCTGTATTCACATCTATTCAAATCATCCTTGCTTTTTCTGATGGAGATGAGTCCTTGGTAACGAATACCATTATCACGATTCTAGCTGGTGCTGTTGCAATCTTATGGAGAAAGATTGAAGCAAACTATAAAAAGTTAGAAACAGAAAACAACAATCTAAAAGTTCATTTGAATGTTGCTAAAACAAGAATCGATGAATGTGAAGAAGATCGAAAAGATTTAAGACAAGAAGTTGAGAATCTTAAAAATAAACATCTTACTTAAGTAAAGGTATATCTATGAAGTATGTAAAGGAAATTCTTACTGAAGGTGAGTACGAGGTATCAACTTTTGAAGGATCAAAGAAAAAACAATTCACTGGTTCTGATCTTAAAAAGATTGCATCGACAGCTTCTAAGATGCTTAAAGCAGGTATTAAAATCCCTGCTCCTTTCAAGCATGTTCAGGAAGGTGTGTTCATTACTCCGGTTGAGGAAGTAACAGATTCTCCTGATCCAGCTAAGAATGCAGGATTTTGGGAAAGAATCTATGCAAAAAAGAATGAGCATGGAACTGTCAGTCTTTATGGAGTTATCGATGCTCCTGGGAAAGAAGAAGATGCTGAATCTCCAGCTTATAAAGTATCACGCACTGTTAAAGATACTTCCATAGGTCTTCTTCCAGGATTTAAGGATGGTAAAGGCCGAAGTTGGGGAGAGTATGCTGTTGCTCACATAGCATTACCTGTAGATCCAATCGAACCAGATCAAACTAATTTCATTCCTCTACCTGATGTTGAAGCAGAAGATTACGAGGTTATTGCTATGTCCAGGAAGATGACTGGGAATGTTTCCCAAGTATTGACACTTTTAAAAGACAAAGGTATTAGTCTTCCTGCTGATACCACAAATGAGAACTTTTTAGATAGGCTTTTAGTTGCTTTAATGCAATCACAAAAAACATCTACAAGTCCTCTAAGTCAGAAACCCAGTACCGGAAAAGTGGAGAGTTATCCTATTATGATGAGTCTTACGAAGAAGCAAGTAGATGCAATTGTTGCTGCTAACTTGCACAATCCAGAGACCAACGCACCTTTCACTGCCGATGATTTGAAGGATGTTCCTTCAGACGTTGAACAGTATAAGAAAGCTGCAGAAATGATGAGCGTTCAGCTTAATAGCATTTATCAAGAACGTTACAAAGACCGTATTGCTTCTTTGGTTAGCAGCAATCGTGTCTCTCAAAACTATGCTGATACTCATCTTTTACCGATGGTTAACAGCATTCAAATGTCTTTCAAGAATGGTAAGGCAGATGAGAATCATCTAGATCTTACTTTGAAAGCTCTTGAAGCACTGCCTGTATCTTCCCAGGAAAATCGAGGCAGTGTAAATACTGCTCAGTACATGGGACGTACTCCTGCTAATGCTTCAAAAGAACCAAATCCACTAGAAGATAATTCTAGTGATGGTGCTGTGGACGATATCATCAATGCTGTTTTGAAATCGGTTCCTGCTGGTTTCTAAATTCATTTCCTTATTCCTCAAAAGAGGTCAGAAAATAAATGATTACTTTTCAAGGTGCGAACATGGTTCCAGGTCTCCGAGATGTCTTGGAGACAACAGAGAACCAATTCTGGGTTGGTCGATTTGAAAACCAGATTTGGGACCAAGGTGTAATTCTGGCATCTTCAGTTGATGCTGGTAATACGAATGGTACTGCAAATTTGCGATCAGGTTTGCTTTTGGGTCGTGTCACTGCAACAGGAAAACTAAAGCAGTGGGATCCAACAGCAACCGATGGTTCGGAACTTATTTACGGTGTTCTTGGGCCGATGGTCGGAACAACCTTTGGTACAACTACCATTGATCGTTTTGTTGGGATGATTTTGGTTGGTGGGATGGTCGATCCTGCTAAACTGATCGTTCCAGGAACTACGGCATTAGGTATTTCTGGCAATGCAAACGAGTTCGCTATTCGTTCTCAGCTTTGGCCTCGTATTACTTTCTACAACAACTTTGCTGGTGTTCGTAATGGCACTTGGCGAGATGTTGTTGCGAAGACTGCTAACTACACTGTTACAACAGATGATACTGATATCCTTTTTACCAATCGTGGTGCATCAGGTGCAGTGAACTTCACTCTACCAGCAAACGCTCGTAAAGGTCTTCGCTATGGTTTCTTCGTTGTAGCTGACCAAAACGTAACTGTTACCGCAGGTACAGCAGATACTATGGTTGTCTTCAATGATGCTGCTGCTGACTCGATTGCATTCAGCACTTCATCTGAAAAAATCGGTGGTATGATTGAAATCATCGGTGATGGTACTGGATGGTTGACTTTGGTTCATTTGGGTGCTGAAACTCAGACCCCAACCATTGCAACCTAATCTGGGTTTTTCATTTCTTTTATTAGTAACAGAAGAGAGTAAACAATATGGGTGTTCCTTACGTAACACGGGAACAACTTTTCCAGAGTCCGGTCATCACTGGGATTATTTCCCAATTAGACACTCCTGGTTCGTTGTTCCAGCGTACTTATGGCGGTGCAGGTATGAACGACCGAGTTCAAGGTCGAACTGCATCTTGGGATATTTACAATGCAACTCGTAGCGTTGCTACAGTTCGTGGTCCTCGCACTGGTCCTAACTTGCGATCTCGTAAACCTTATGGCAATCGATCAAGTCAATTGATTCGTTTGCATGAGAAGATGTTTATCGCAGACGAAGACTTGATGCGATATCGACCACCAGGAGGTCCTGTTGGTGCTATTGATACCAATGGTCAAGCCTATGTTCGTCAGCAATTGGGTTACTTTGCTCAAGTATTCCGTAACGCACGCGAATTCATGTGGTCACGCATGTTTCGTGGTGGTTTCGGAGTCAAGGTTGTTGGCGATGATATGCAGTTAGTTGAGAAGGGTGCAGGTGGAGTTGTATTCGATGTCGATTACGCACTTCCTGCTGCTCATCTCAATCAGCTTGGTGGTATCATCGGTGCTTCTTGGGCAACCAGTTCAACCGACATTGTTAGTCAGTTGATGGAACTTGAGAAATATGCATCTCGCGTCAACGGTCGTCCACCTCGTCATTTATGGATGAACGGTTTCACGGCTCGATACCTTCTCGAAAACAGTCAGTTAGCACAAATCGTTGGTACGTCGGTACGTATCTTCGACTCGCTAACTCGTCGAGAAATCGATCCTGCTTCGAAGTACCCTGATACTGGTTACGACATCGTATTTGGTGCGTTACCTCTTTATCGATTCCACGTTTACAATGGTGGTTTGGTTAAAGCTGGTACGGCTGAAGATTTCGATTCGCAAATCAATGCATCGAACTTTGAATATTTCATCCCAGATGATCATGTCATTATCACTCCTGATCCTGGTGAGTGGTGTGGTTCGATTGTTGGTTCTGAATATGTTCGAGAGAACGTCACTTCAGACATGCGAGAAGTTTATG